AAACGAATCCCAATCTCCGTGAGCTAAGTCATCGGCACCACGTCCAAACGCCGTAACGGCATTCTTAGTGCCATCTAAGCCAGCATTAATAAGATTACTTAGAAAACCCATATTACTCCTTTACCATGCCGGAATATAGCGTGTTGTGCCATTGTCATTTATTTGTAACCACTTAGTTGGATTACCGGTGACTGGTGAATTTGTTAATGTACCAGTCAGAGCACCAGCACCGTCAGCAATCGCATTATCCCATCTTAATTCACCACTACCAGATGTGACAGCATCTGTGATGCCATAACCAACGACCGTTGTAGGTAGTCCTGTAATTGATGAAAACTGAACTATCTGCGCATTGTTAATTGCATCTCTGACTTTTCGATACCAGTCTTCCCAAGCATATGAGCCGAATGGAGTACCAATTGGTGATGGTGGAAGAATGTCAGCCATTACGATTGTGGAGCACGGAAGGTACGATAAAAGACAGTAACTCTGATTTTACCAGCACCTGGAGTTGCATTACAGGTGATACGCAGATTGTTTCCTACCGTTTGTCGTGGACCAGCAGCACCAGTCTGATCGACATGAGCAAGACCAACACCCGTACTTCCTAACGAAATTCCAGTTGAACCAGAAACAAATCTGGCTGCTGTTGTTGAATCACCAATACTGAAGTTAGCGGCGGTTGTAATAGCTTGAGTTACTCTCCAGACTACTGCCTCAATAACTGAGTTATCTGGTAGCATATTCCCAGTCGAATTAGTTGTAGTACCAGCAGTGGATAATGTAATCTCTTGGGAAAGAGAGCCACGGGTAATTCGAGCCCCGTTAGATGTTTCTAAACCATCTCCAACCCCACCATAAACAAGCCATGGTCCCGTCGTTGAAGCCATATCCATCGTAACACCAGTTGTAGTTCCAAATGGGTCACTCGGAGCAGCAATCGTCACAGGTCCATATACATAGGGAGCTTGAAGGACGTGCTTATAACTATACGTATCGGCTTCGGCAGGAATATCAATAGTGGTCCCAGACCCATTTTTGAATTTCTGCCCGCCGTGGCGAATATTACCAATGATGTAGCGGGCGATGTTCATTGATGTCTGGTCAGTCTCCAGAATCACCCGACCAGTACCGCCTGCATCCATCTGCCAGTTGTAGCAGACGATCCCGGAGTTACCAGTTAGCTTGATGCCACAACCATCGGAGCAGTCCCAGTAACTGTCATTGACTTCAACCACGATGCCGACGTTTCCTAGCATTGCTGCTTCGATGCAGTACCCACCTTGAACGCCCGCCCCAGAAGGCGCTGCCGTAGTTGGGTTACCAGCATTGTCAGTATTTTTTGGACCATTAACGCGAGTGTTAATGATTTTGGTTGAAGTAAGATAACCTAAATCCGGGCTATTTACATTGTGTTCATATCTGGCAAAATAGAAATTTCTCGAAGTTGAAACACCAGCTAAATCATTTCGGAAGTGGCAACGAGAAATAACTATACCAGTAATCGAAGCCCCCAGATTTGTTGGAACTAAACCGAGATTTACAACACCATTGTAAATTACACATTCGTCGATGTGAAGATCAATCACACCTCCTTTGACAAGCACAGCATATGGAGCATTTCCGGTTGTCGTACGAATAGCACCAGCAGTTTGATCGGTCCCGCTGATATGGCAACGGGAGATGCTGGAATACCTAACTTCAGTCGCGCCGTCGCCGAACGTGATTGCCGCGCTAGCCGTGTTGTATGGGCGGATACAGTTCTGGTCATACTCGCCGCGGCCACCAGGGCCAATGACATGGATGTTCGAGGTAGTACATACCCAGTTCATCTTCCACTCACCAGGAGTGGGGATGACAATAATACCACCACCTAGAGTAGCCAAGTAAGCTTCAGCCGCATCCATCGCAGCCGTATTATCCCCAGAGCCCGAAGCACCGCCGTAGTCAGTGATACTAACCATTTGACGGAGTTTAGCTTGCATTGTTGTAGCTACCGCACCAGTGCCGGCTGGGGTGTGAACAGCCGCACCGTCAAACGTCGCAGCATCTACTTCATTAAGCCAAGTAGAAGCGATAACAGTTCCAGCACTAAAATTTGTTGTTGGCATTCTTAAATTCCCATCACATTAATGTCAAGACTTAATCCAGTCATGAAGAATGGATAATTGTCGGCATACTTTACTCTAAAACTTCTAGTTCTAAACTTACCACAACGAGTAATATATGGACTAGAACTAAATACATTTATATTTCTAGCTGTAACACCAGAATCTGCCCAGTCATTGTCGCTCCATGTTATTGTCGCATTACTGGTTCCAGTATAGTTATGCATTGAACATTCTAATGCTAGTCTATGACACACCTTCCAATTAAATGTTCCAAAACCAACTGGTTCAGTTGTATATTGGCAGGTAAAATTAGAAGAGAAATCTCTATATGAAGATTGACTAAAATAAGAAATGTTGCTTTGTCCTGCAATGGCAACATATGGAGCCCCATTGTACATTATCCAAGAAGCTTCAATCTTTAAATTAGTGTCGTCTGATCCTCTCCATTCATACCAGAACTTATCATCTACGTCGTACACCCAAGTTGTTTGAGTGGTCTTTAATACGTAAAAAGTATGTCCATCCATGGACACTGAGAATCCGTCTTGAGACAAGTTAATTTGTCCTTTAACGTTTGAACTAGAGCTAAAAGCTTGTAAGGTACGATCAACAACTGGTGTAGAAATACGGTCTACTTTAAAGCTGCTAATACTGTATACAGCTAGGTTTGTATTTTTATCTTGACCAACAAAGTAAATTACATCTCCAATTTGGCAACCACCAGTCACATAACCAACTCCTCTAAATGGAGAGTCGTTTCTACTTAGTGGAGAATCAGACACATTTCCAGCATCCCAAAAGTATTCGATGCTTGAAACACCAAGACACACAATGTAGTTCTTTGCTTTAAATAATCTTAAAGCGTAATCACTTTCAATTTCAGCAGCAATAGACTCACCAGAAGTCCACGCAGTTGGATCATCTAAGTCACTGTTAAAAATATCACCAGTACTAGCATCAATTAAAAAGACATATCCATCTATATATAGTGGATATGGTTGATGTGGAGTAGGCATATCTACATCAGTAACCCTATTGCAACTTGTGGCTGCATAGTTATCTACCCATAGATCAGTTCCATCTGAAATAAGAACATATCTTGTGTTATCAGATTTTAAATAAGAACAAAATCCGACGTAACCACTAGCTGTATTTAAAGTGGCTACTGTTCGGATTGAGACTCCTGTATCAGGCAGAGCAGCATATAGTTTATTGCCAACAGCCCAATACAAAGCGTTTTGATCTGGATCATAAAAGCTACCTCTTAACACATCTGAAGACGATACCTTAGATAAAGAGTATGAGGACTCTACTAATCCGGGTCTCTTTTTTAATCGGACTTCTCTTTGTTTATTTTCTTGACTAATCCGATCATAGTACATATTCACAATATTTAAGTCGCGCTGGACAGCTAAATCGCCAGAACGATATAAGTCATTACCGTCAAATTTCACTTCAACGGTTTTATATGTGTTATTGTCAGGACTATTAGTGTACGCCATTATTTTCTGCGGCTAGGACGAATGTATAGGCTACCATCTTCATCAGTGTAGTCTTTAGCTTGTTTCCACATCTCATCTGCCTCTTTTTTCAGCATTGCTCTATCATTGAGAGGAACGCCATGTTCTGGTGCTAAGATGGTTGCAGTTTTATAAATAATTGGTAGCATCCAATAAGATGGCATATCAAGTGTTTCAGTTGAAGCAGTAAAACCATCAAATTTCTTCTGATAATAAATTCTAATTGTTTTAGAAGAAATGGTTCCAGAATCACTATACGTGGGCCAAATAGAGAGTGTTCCACCAGAAATAGAAGGTTGATACATATAGTGTACTGGTGTTCCAGTTTGACCATATGGTAGTCGATTAAAGTCATACAATGACTTCTCAATCAAATCGTACTGAGTACCACCGGTATCCCTAAGAACAACTTGAGCAATCTTTACGGAGTCAGTCAAAACATATTCTTGATTTGTGGCGGAAGGTGTTTGTGTGCTTAAAACTCGTTTCCATAGGGGCATCCCATCTGTTACTGCTAAAGCAATAACTCCATTTAAAGCTTCAGCACCGTCTGAGATTTGATTAGTAGATAGAGAGTTATCTTCACCAGGAATGCCAATTTTTGCATATGCCCGAGTAATTAACTCATTTCTATTTAGTTCCCATGTAGTACTACCGGATGTTGCCATTATACTGTCCCTGCATTCTTTAGTTGTAAAAGGAATTCATATGAAAATGAAGTACTATCCGCTTGCATACAGTCTGCGGTACCAAGATCAGCATAAGCACCTGAAGTATAGATATAACACACATTTGTAAAAGTGTCATCTTGTTGTTCACGAACATAAGGAACAGTCTGACTTGTCTCATTTACTCTGATATATTTTTGTGGATGGTCCGCTTCCCAATCATTTTCACACACCATGAAGCCATCCCATCTCTTTTTAATTTGAGATGATTTGAACTTGAAGCCACAAACGTCACAATGAACGTTCCATTCTCCAGGTTTATAGAAATGATTGTGTGCGTATGCCATTACTTGTGTAACGATCTAATATCAGTTCTAATTTCTTCTACCATTTGACGTAGTTCTATTTTAAACTCTTTGAAGTCGTCTTTATGTAGATAGTTTTGTTTCATGTTCTGTAAATCAATAGCAGTTTGTTCTTGATTACGTGTTAATTTCTCAATCTTGTGATCATTTTCCTCAATGCTACGTTTCATGAGGAACCCCATAATTCCGAGCGCCAATGATAAAATGATGCTAACATATTGCCATTCCATTTTCCACCTACAGACCTAATCGAATAGTGATTGCGTTATTCATTCTCTTCTTTCTTACAACAGGAGCGTTAGAATAAATTAAATTAACACTTCTTCCAGTATACACAAAAGCCCCAGAGTCTGCTGCTAATGTATACACAGTGCTTTTTGTAAATGTAACATCTGCACCAGTTAATACAAAGTTACCAGCATTACTTGCGATACTGTGGGAGACATTAAATGAAGTACTGCCTCCTGTCAGAGCGTATGAACCACTATCAGCAGCCAATGTGTATGTTGAGCCACTATATACAAGTCCGACGTTTGCCCCCGTGAGTGCAAATGATCCGGCATTTGCTGCTAATGTATAAGTTGACCCACTGTAGATAAAAGTTACGGCACCGCCTGTTAATGTGTAACTTCCAGGCGAAGCCACCATTGACAGATCACTTAAAGAATCAGAACCTGTTAAAACAAACGAACCACCACCAGCAATAAGTCTTTTTCCAACTAATAGATTTGTAGGCGCACCTGTTAATGTAAATGTGCCTCCGGCAGCAGTCAGTGTAGCAGCAGAGCCAGAATAAATTAAGGTAGCATCCGCCCCACTTAAAATAAATGAGCCTGAAGAAGCTACTAATGCTCTATTAAATAGTAGATTAGCTGCTGCACCAGTCAAAGCAAATGTGCCGGAGTCGGCAGTTAATGTACTACCACTTCCACCCGCTAGGTTTCCTCCTGTCCAGTCAGCGATTGCTGGATCACTACCACCAGCGTCATATCCACCAAAGCCTAAAGAGTTGGCCGCTGTAATACGGGAGCCACTAGTATCGTCAATCGTAGTAACCGTAGTACCATTGCGTTTAAGCACAAGTCTAACGGTAGATGCATCTACTGTCGTTACTTCAAGACGAATCGGCTGACCATCAACTGCTGTCCATGAGCCAGAGCCAATTGACGTCCAGGCTCCTGACACCATACGACCCATCACCCAGTCGCCACCAGTGGCCTGTACCGAGTATCCACTAGCCGCCGAAGAAACCCGAACTGCTGGGCCAATGTATCTACCACTTGCCGCCCAACCAGTCGCCGGGGTGATCTCAGTATAATGATCCGCGTTTGGAGTGTCAGCAGTCCATCGTGCCAAATGATCAACACCAGACGCCGTGCAGCGAACATCACCAGTTCCGTTTGGTACGTTGAACGTGCCTTGTGCCTGCTGCCAATTGGCACTGTAAACGTTCAGTGCCTGGGTACCACCAGAGGTCTGAAGGAAGGTGTCTGATGCCGGTAGTGCCATAAATTACCTTGTTCTAAAAACCCATAGATTGCTAGAGTAGGCCGGGGCCATTACTACTAATCCTAGGGATTCAATATAATTGAAGCGTCCATAAAGATTACCATATGCTGGAGTATCCGGTGCTGTAGGAGTGCCTGAAACTGAAAGAGTAGACACCGTAAACGTTGCTGGATCAATCTCATACACCGTTGTTCCGCTCCATGGCTTAGTGAGAATTGTGTTACGATCAGGACACCAAATCGCCGAAGTGCTCTGGCCAGTTCCTCCGCCGACACCCGAAAACGTTATAGACGTTTCGGCAGCACTTGAGTTAAGGTCAAAGCGAGCAGGAGATGATCCAAGACGGATGATCCGGTTGCGCACTGGGTCTAGCACAGCGCAGGCGTCGTAGTTATACGCACTGCGAGCCCCTAAATTAGTCCACGTGTTCGTAGTTTTATTCCATCTATATAAAGTGGAGTTAGCAGTTGATTGATAATATAAATTTTCATGCTTATCTTTAACCGCCCAGTGAGCTACGTTATCTTGTTCCGGTGTGCTAGCCCAAGTACCTGCAGAATCCCAATCGTTCGTGGCCATATTGAAACCATCAACATTAGTAAATCCGTTAGGAGTAGTACTCATTGCAAAGCCTCCGAAAGCCATCATCCTATTGAGACTGCTAATGTAATGTATGTGTCCTGCCGTATGTCTAGATACTGGCCGTCCATCCGCAGCATAAGGCGTGTCATTGGCCGCAGGGCTACTGCGTCCCCTAAGCACAACAGTTTGTGGAGTTTCTGCGCTTAAATCGCAATATAAAACTTCGTTTCCGTCATAGTCAGAATGTCCGCCCCCAAAAAATCCTATACCGGTATGAGTAACAAATGCACCACTATAAGCGGTAATACCCTGCTTTCCTGCGGCCGAATAGCCAGACATTGCATATTGATATGATGTATTCGGTACTTCTGTCCAAGTCATCATCGGCATTGATTCGATCCAAGCCGGGCGACCCTTAACTGCCGGCCACGCAATTGCTTGCGACGATGCAATAAACTCAGTAGCGAGCGTAAATGTATCGGGCACTCCAGAACTATTTGGTGTGCGTTCGGTATCGTATGCTGCATGCCAAAACGCCCCATGAGGTTCATTTCCAAGAGTCACATTTGTTGCAGAAATAATTTTTACTGGGGTTTCTCCAGGAGGACCTGCCCAAAAATCCACTTCACTACTTGCCGTACCTAATGTGCCAATCTTTACTCTTAACATAAGAGTTGTCCAACCGTCGCGTGTCAGTGGCGGTAGGCCGGACTGTAAGGCGTCTGGGTCTGGATAACCAGCAACGTATGTATCACCTGGGCTTGGCGTCCACGACAGGCCACCACCAGGAGTGTTGTCTGCGTATAACAGGCCATACCGCTGCTTGTACTGCTTGTCAGTTGTAGGTGTTGTAGGTGAGCCATCATTGATTGCAGGAGTCAGACGGATGTTACCACCACTGCCCGTGTTTGGTGTGCTCACGTTGTATTTGTAAAAGTCGGCAAAGCTACTTCCGTCTTGGTAGTACGGAACTGGAAAACCTGTGTACGCTAGGTTGGTGACCACGATTTCAGCCACCGTGTTGGAGCTACTGCCTCCACCACTAACCCACAGGTATTTCATACCTCCATCACCAGAACCGACCGTGTGCTCCGGTTTCCAGCGGAGGATGCCTTCAGGCGTGTAGATGGTACATTGGTACCACGTTTCGGTGCCATTTCCTCGCGTTACCGAGCTTGACCCACTCGTGCTGTTTACTCCATCGAAACGCAGTCTGATCTGACCAGACGAGGCTCCGTCGCTGGCAGGCTTGTCGAAGCGCACCGCGCCGCTACCGCTGCGCTTTAACAGCGTATCCCGGCGAACTCTTTTAGATTCAGTCCAGATATTGTTTGTGACCGACGCATCGGTGTCGAAGTTCTGAGCAAAGAAAACACCGGACGCAGTTGATCTGGCGGCCCAGTCTGAATCCAATGTTCCAGATGAGCCTCCACTAATCGGAGTTGTGCGGTGAGTTAGTCTCAGTGTCGCCATTACACTAGTGTTAGTACGTTAGCTCCGAAATCAACAGTAAATGTTTCTCCACTGGCAAGCGTAACAGATGAACCATAGTCCCAGTAACCAATTAATGGGTCGGTTGGAGAAGTTGGTGTGTCATTATATAACACAGCGTAGCGGAAAGGACCTACTGAGCCGCCAGAAGCCGTCAGAACAAGATCAGTACATACAAGACTGTATGTGCCGCTTGTCTGAGAACTTGAAGAAGTAGTTACGTTTCTACTTGATAAGTTTGTATATGTAATCTGAGTAATGTCCGCTAATACGGAGTTAGCTGCGCTTGGCGCAGTATTTGTCAATGCAATAACAAGTTGGTTGCTTCCGAGATTGTGTACCCCTTCAGCAACGTTTTCTACGAATGCATTGAATTTTGTAAAAGTAGCCATAAGTATCCTTTAATAAAGTGCTAGAATAAGTGTTGCAGTTGTTCCAGTTGAAAGAACTTTGTCTACTTGAATTGGTAACAGTGTTCCATTTGCAACGTTTGAAAATGTAACAGAAGTGCCGTCTGCCATACGAACTGCGACATCACCAAGACCTCCAACATACAAGCCACGTGTGACTTCAATAATTGTGGAGTCACTGGCTGTGACCGCTTTAGCATCATGTGCACCTACAGTTGCATTTGCAGTCCTGTGAGCAGCTCCCATGAATTCCCCTTAGAAAATAGGGGGATGTAACTCCCCCTGTAATATTAATCGTCGTATCCTTCGCCAGGGCCTGCGATGAAGTACTCAATCTTGACATAGCCTGTGCCACCGGCAGTAGATGAACCTACTGTGTAAGTAGCAATCACTTGCTTGTCAGAATCTAGCTTTACGCCTACCTGTGCACCTGTAGCAGTTCCAGCAGTTGTATAACCAACCGCAGTAGTAGCCATGCTAAAGGCATTGATGATACCTGTCGTCGCGCCGCTCCAACCTAGGTTGAAAGCACCAGCCGCAGTAGAGGCATTCACTGTTTGATGTACATAAACTCCAATGATAATAGCATCCTTAGGTAGGACACATTTCAGTGTGGAGCTGTCTGTACGAGCAATCGGAATGATCTTGCATTGACTGCCACGCGGACGTGGGTAACTCATGTTTGGATTTGATACCGCCATAAATTCTCCTTAAAAGGGTGGGCTGGATTATTCCATTTAATCGGAGGTCGTCTCCGAACCCAACGCCTAATTCAATTACGCACCAGGAGAACCAAACAGACCACGAGGATCGGTCCAGCCGAAGCTGTAACGAGCAGTAGCCTTGTACTTGGCATTCTCTGTATCGAAATCGTTATCCATATCAAACGAGTCACCACGACGCTCGAAGTACTTCATGCCGTGAGGCGCGTCAGTACGTAGGAACCACGCATCGGTGTCTGTTAGATAATGGTTAACAACAACCTCAGGAACCAGACCCATTGCCTTCATGGCGTTAACGTCGTTGGTATCAGTACCAGGACGGCCAGTTGGGGCAGTGATACGCTTGGCTTCAAACATCAGTTGACGTGGGATAATCAGAGCCTTAGGACGGACAGAGATTAGAAGACCACGGTCATTTGTGAAACCAGCAATATCAATGTGAGCTTGTTCTAGGGATGCTTCTGACAGGTCAGCAGCAGTCGATAGTTCGTTAGCCCATGTGCCACCAGCAAACAGAGGGTGATCTGTTGCCAGAAGTTCCTTACCATCACCACCAGTGTAGCTGGAGTTGAAAGCACGGTTGTACACGTTTGCAGCGATGATTTCCTTCGATTGACGCATCGAGAACGCAAGACCTTGAGCCTTACGCTGACCGACAACATCATACTGGTCATCTTCCATGATTTCACGAGTGATAATGAAACCAAGGGCGTATGTCACATGCTGATAGCGAGTGATGAACGCTTGACGCTCAGAATCGTAGTAAATTGGAGCGCCTTCAGGCTTAACGACCGCTAGGCCGAAGCTTGAAACACCAACATCCTCTTCAAACTGACGAGTTGACTTAAATTGTTCAAACAGCTTGGTCCATTCAACTGGATACTCACTGTAAGCCTTACCGTACCAAGCGTTAACACCAGGCCATAGGGCTTTTGCAAAACTACCACTAGTAATAATCGACATGATTTACTCCTTATACACCGGCTAGGCCAGCAGCGTTGAATGCATGTGTGTTAATACGCACAAGCAGTTCGGCTGGGCGAGCTGTTGAAGTTTCATCATTGTCAGGGGCAGCCGTGACACCCATAATCTGCAATGGAATAGTCGCAGTTGTCGCCACAGTTGAGCTATCGACCGACATACCTGAGGCGTATGGGGCTGTAGAAGCCGCAGTACCTAAGTTAATCGAAACGTTTAGACCAACAGAAGCCGCAGCTACAACACCACCAACCGCATCCTGAGGACCCGCAAAGATCAGATCAGGAGAGTCGGCGACAAGCGCAATACGACGTGTAGACGCAGCGCGATAAGCACCAGCGTTTAGGTTGGAATAATCTGGTTCAAAACCAACAACTACACCAACAATCGGCACTGCTGTGCCTGAACCAATACGCTCAACCGCAGGGTACACACCAAAACCAGTAGTGTTATCTACTAGTGCGTTGTTATCTGAAAGTTGAACAAAGTCACCGACGTTTGTGACGGCGGTGTCTGAGGCACTAATCATATAGCGATTGACTTGCCCATTATAGGCAGAGCCATTCATATGTTTTACAGGCCGAAAACCTGCTAG